GGAGCCTAGGCTCCCCTTAGTTGGCAACAACACCCTGCGGCTAACGTCGCGAATCAAATGGAGACCATTATGATCCCTAAAATCAGATCACAGCAAGTCGATGTGCGCCAAGGCGCACATTCTTCTTATGTGCCTGATCGTGATCATAACGTTCTTCTTCGTTCCACAGGCCATCTTAAGAGGGATGGCCGTTGGGAAGGGGATGAGGACCAGTTTTGCGTTTATCGCGAATCTGAACCTCTAGCCACTGGCGGTGGACGTACTATCCTTTGCTCTCAACAAGCTTGGGATGGTACATCCTTTTCCGCTGGTGGTTGGAAGCCCGTTCAGAAGATCTGGTACCCGTGTATAGTGAGAGGATGGGATTCCTCTCGCTATTACGGAGTATTTGATGGTTCTGAAGTGCTTCTACCTCCCCCACAGGAAATTGACTTTACAAACTATGTCCTTGGTCTTAACGATCAAGGCACAGCTTGGATTGTCAATAACCGCCCTGGGAACCCAGCTGCTGGTCTTGGCCAAACCATTGGCGAAGCCCATCAGATACCCCAGATACCTGCGCTGTTGAAGTTACGTCTAAGCTCTTTGAAAAGCATAGGCGATAACTACCTCAACGTAGAGTTTGGATGGATGCCTTTACTTCGGGATATACAGAAGATGTATAACCTGACGTTTACTATTGAGAACAGGCTGCAGAAGCTTGTTCGCAATAATGGCATCGAAATCCGAAGGCGGTCGAAGAAGAAAGTGGACGTCACTGAGGAGATGGAAGCCGAGGGAGTATTCTCCCGACCGTGGGGTCACTTAGGTGATACCACTCTCGGAGGACATGCTCTCCTCGACGGCTATTACAGTCTAGGCCCCTTTGGGGGCATAGACTCTGTAGCCTTTTCTTTCCCTGGGTCTTGTGTTTATAAGCTCAGTAGAAAGAAGACCATCACTACCTGGAACTGTGGTACTTTCAAGTACTACGTTCCAGATATTGGGTCACCTCAGTGGACGGCAAGAGCGAAACTATCGTTGTTCGGGGGTAATCCTAACCCGTCAACGTTATGGGAAGTCTTGCCGTGGTCCTGGTTGATCGACTGGTTTTCTAACGTTGGAGATATAATCTCCAACCTCCAAGAAAATGCAGTCGGTCGAGAAGCTCTGACGAATGCGTATTCAATGCGAACAGAAAATGTCGCAGTGAAAATCGCAGCCGACATCACTTGGGATGGCGTGAGTAACGACGAGCCAGGCTCGACGCAATACACGTTTTTCCCAAATGGTGCTGCTCATATTGAGTATTCTCGTCTTGAGTTACTCAAGTTGAGACAGCAGGCCTCTCCATTTGGTTTTGGTGTCCCATCGTCCGCTTTTACAGCGAAACAATGGGCCATCCTCGCTGCACTCGGGATATCCCGATTGCGTTAACCTTAATCACAAGGATACTTCGATGCTCGCAGACCCGTTGGTGGTAAATAGCGTGTGGTCTACGGTCACGGTCAATGCGGCAGGAAATGCTTCCCTGCCGTGTATTGAACGTGCCCCAAATCACTCGCTTTACCGGACTGTAGACCCAGACGGAACAGTGCATGATATTTTCATCGGGCATCAATTCGGGCGCCGGAATCGTTATACCGTAAGGTATAATGTTTCCGGTCTTACGCCTGACCTGATCCTCGATGGGAATAACTCGCGCTATTCCCAATCCGTCTATGTTGTTGTCGACGTGCCCCCTACGGGGCCTGTCGGCAATTCCAACTTCGTCGCTCCCTCTGACTTGATCACGTACATGACGAAGGTGATCGGCGGTTTCATGGTTGAAACCGAAGCTCAGCTTCCGAATATACTTGATCGTGTCATCAAGGGAGAGACGTAAGTCCAGTTACCTTCGGGTCTACTTGCCTTGGAGTGTTCCCTTCCAATAGGAGGGTGCACTGAAAAGCCTCGTAGAAATCCTTGTGCTCCTGACGCATGACTGCGCCAGGAAGTGTGGTGCCAACCCCGTTCGTGATCTATTGACGATCACGAGGAGGACCAAAGATGAAGGTGATAGCTTTCTCACTATCACTCTTCCGACCTTCTGTCAAGATTTCGAAAGAGCTCTTGAGGAAGGACGCCTATCGCCAGCTCTCTTTCCGAAATTTCGGTTTCGGAGAGGAACATGCTGCCCCAGATTTCTCCAAGGGTACATGGATAGGGTTTTTGGTCCTGATGGAGTACTCCTGGCCAAAGCGGATACGGATTGCATCTTTGCGATTAGACAAATTTGTCTATTCGCGAAGAAGCTTAAACTCCCGTGCACAAGCTCGAGAGAAAAAGCTGCCGAAGCCGCCTTTAGCTCATGTGAGTATGAACTACGCTCCCATGTCAAAGATAACGGGCTGGATGACGTTTTTCGTCGTGTCAGCCGCGTTATTTGGACTGATCTTCTTGCTGGGATCCCTTACGGGAACCCATACTTGGAGTATGTTCCTCGACATGGTCCTGGGACTACTCGCGAAGGTTTAAGAGGAAACGAAAAGTATTCGTTCCCATCTTGGCCTACGCGGTTGTCGGCGGAATTCCCGGTTTCCGAGTTTGCAATAGGATCTATTGCTAACTACGGGTCCGAGGGTTTTGCCCTTACCAGTGTGCGTGAGTTCATCCCCCGGGACGAGACGCCCTTACGGGTAGTCTTTGTCCCTAAAACTCAGAAGAGTCCGCGTGTTATTGCGATCGAACCTGTGTGTATGCAATACATACAGCAATCGATCTCTTCTTGGCTGATACCTAGAATTGAGCATTCTAGTGTATATATGTCCGGACGGGTAAACTTTGCCCGTCAAGACATAAACGCCAAGTTGGCGCTTTCATCTTCCATATCGAAGAATCTTGCGACTCTCGATATGTCGGATGCTAGCGATCGCGTCTCTGCTGATCTGGTGTGGAGAATGCTTGAGTCTGTCCCCTGTTTTAGGAGGCAGGTTTTTGCATGTCGTAGCACCAGAGCGACTCTGCCTAGCGGTAAAACTATCGCTTTGCGGAAGTTCGCGTCTATGGGGTCGGCGTTATGCTTCCCAATTGAATCGGTTGCGTTTTTTATCGCAATCGTATCCATTAGGTTGCGTGACGCAGGAGTGCGCGTCTCCCCTCGCACAGTAAAACGTTACTGTGATAGGGTCAACGTCTACGGGGACGATTTAATCGTCCCTGCGGACGAGGCACCTCTTATCAGCTCGACTTTGACACTCTTTGGTTTCAAAGTCAATGCCCACAAATCTTTCTGGAATGGGAATTTCAGAGAGTCTTGTGGGATGGACGCATTTTCTGGTGTAGACATAACACCCGTCTACATGAGAAGAATGCTTCCGGCTGATAAGGCTGACGTGCATGGCATTGCCTCTACCGTGTCATTGGCCAATCAGTTTTATCTGAAGGGCTTATGGCATGTAGCCCGTGTTCTCCGCGAGTATATTGAAAACATACTCGGGAAAATGCCGACTATATCGATCAAATCGTTTCGATACCTGGAAAAGGTTATCGACGGTCGATTTGATCCGGGTAGAGAGAGTGCAGGGCTTGGTTGGATCTCCTTCAGCAATGGAGAATCAGCCAACGGATGGGATAAATTTCTCCAATGTTTCAGATCGAAACGTTGGGTTATCTGTCCCGTTCGAAGGAAGGACCATCTTGATGGCGATTCCGCGCTCCTTAAGTGTTTCGGCCTCATCGGCAATCCTGCCGTTAATCCCGACCACTTACGCACTTCAGTGAGGTACGGCAACCTCGCAC